CAGATTTATGGGCATTTCCTGAAGACCCAGTTTTAATATTTGAAATAGAGTATGCAAACGATACAATAGAATTTTATATTCAAGCCAATTCATCAAACGCAGATAGAGCAACTATTTTTGCTAAAACAAAATCAGATGATCTACCATTTACAGAATTATCTTATTATTTAAATGGACTTTATGTAACAGAGCCAACTATATCAATTCAAAGATGGACTGTTTTGGGCATATCTTTTCCAATTAACTTAGGTTTAAACTCTTACAATGGAAAAATAAACCTAAAGCATCTAATGACTTTTAATAACATATCTTTTTATAAAGGTACTAATTCACAACTTGAACAGCAAGTTTTATTTAGAACTTGGGCAGAAGTAGATGGTCAAAATTGGAACGTTTGGGACAATTCGAATTGGGATAGCGTTTTAGTTAAAAGTAGAGATAGTAGGTATATTGTTAATGCGGGAGAAGTATATAAAAACTATGTTGGAACAAATAAAATTATTATAGATGACGACGAAGGTATTTATATAGAAACTGACTATTTAAAGGTATTTAAAGACGTAATCTGGCAAAGTTCTACATCAACTGTAGCATAATATGGTATACTAATGGTTATGAGAGAGAAAAAACCAGGAGAAGTTGGTAAGTCGAAGATAAAACTTATTGAAAAAAACTATGATTGGGGTTTATATTTTTGGGAAAAACCCAATGGCAAGGTCTTTGGAGATGGTCACGGAAACCTTTTAAACATTCCTGCACGTAAAGGTGATCTTGAAAAGATCATGGAATTACGCAAAGCAGCAGAATATTGGGGTCAGCCAGAAGGAAAACCAGTTTTTCATCCTGGTGTAAACCGTGTAAGCGAAATGGAATACTCTGAGCAGATTGCCAGAATGAAAGAAGGACTTATTCCTAATATGAATGATTTGGGTGCGGTCCATGCAGCACAGCAAACAATAAAGGAGCATGGTTCCGATGATTGATGAAGAAGAGTACTATCTTGGTGCAAGTATTGACAATCTTAAAGACAAAGATGATGAATTTAAAAAGAACGATCCTTTTAATAAAAACTGGGATTTTATTAAAAATTTAAACAATCTTGATCAAAACTTTAAAAGACGAACTGCTCGTAACATTGGTAAAGCAGTAGATCCAAATTCTGCATATTTGGATAGCGCAAATGCAGTTCAGTCTGGAACAGACAACACAAAATCAAAGGCCATAAATCCAGGAACAGCAGTTAGAAATGGTTACGGACTTTTTGATGTAATTACACCTCCTTATAACCTTTATGAATTAGCAAACTATTACGATACATCTTTTGCAAACCATGCTGCTATTGACGCTAAAGTAGAGAATGTTGTTGGTCTTGGTTATGACTTTGTTGTTTCTTCACGTACCATGTTAAAACTTGAAAATGTTGAGGATGAGAATTCTCTTGGTCGTGCTCGTAAAAGAATTGAAAGAGCAAAGATTGAAATGCGTGATTGGCTAGAAAACCTTAATGATGATGACAGTTTTACAAAAATTATGGAAAAGATTTATGTAGATGTACAAGCAACTGGAAACGGATACATGGAAATTGGTCGTAAAGTAACAGGAGAGATTGGTTACATTGGTCACATTCCATCAACAACAATGCGTGTTCGCAGACTAAATGACGGATATGTTCAGATTATTCAGCCATCAGTTACATACTTTAGAAATTTTGGGGCAAAGAATCAAAACCCTGTAACAACAGATACAAGACCAAATGAAGTTATTCATTTTAAGCAATACTCTCCATTAAATACTTATTATGGAGTTCCAGATATTATTTCAGCCCTTGCTTCACTTATTGGTGATCAACTTGCATCAAACTACAATATTGATTATTTTGAAAACAAGGCAGTGCCAAGATATGTTATTACACTTAAAGGTGCTAAGTTAAGTGCAGATGCAGAAGACAAAATGTTTAGATTTTTACAAACTGGCTTAAAGGGTCAGTCTCACAGAACTTTGTATATTCCACTTCCAGGAGATACTGAAAACAATAAGGTTCAATTTGAAATGAAGCCAATTGAGAATGGTGTTCAAGAGGGATCTTTCAAAGAGTATAGGCTTCAAAATAGAAATGATATTTTAGTTGCCCATCAGGTTCCATTGTCTAAGTTAGGTGGAGGTGATTCTGGCTCAATTGCTAACGCACTTGCACAAGATCGCACATTTAAAGAACAAGTTTCTCGTCCAGCACAAAATGAAATATCAAAATTAATCAACAAAATTGTTCGTGAAAAAACCGATATCCTTGAACTTAAATTTAATGAACTTACGCTTACTGATGAAATTGCTCAGTCTCAAATTCTTGAACGGTATGTAAAGACCCAAGTAATGATGCCAAATGAAGCAAGAGAGAAACTTGGATTGCCAATGATTAAAGATGGAGACACTCCATTTGAAATGACTCCAAGACAGGCAACAGATGCTAGAGCAAATTTAGCAGGGAATAGAGAAAGAGATTCACAAAGAGCAAACAATAATTCTGATAGCCCATCTACAATTTCTGGAAGAAATGCACAAGGCGAAGGCAGATCTTCTAATTAATAAAAAGTATTAAAATAGTTGGTATAATAGTAAGGATATGGATATCATTAATAAAGCGCATTGGAAATCGGATGGCAACAATCTTAGATTGTCTATGCCAATCTCAAAGATTGATCAAGAGCGCAGAATTGTTTCGGGATTTGCAACTCTTGATAATTTAGACAAACAAAATGACATTGTAACAAGCGATGCAAGCATAAAAGCATTCGCTGCGTTTAAAGGAAACATAAGAGAAATGCATCAACCATCCGCAGTTGGTAAGATGGTTTCATTTAAAGAAGATAAGTACTTTGATGCCGACTCAAAGAAATTTTACTCAGGAGTTTTTGTTTCTGCTTACGTTTCAAAAGGAGCGCAAAACACTTGGGAAAAGGTTTTAGATGGCACCCTTTCTGGATTTTCAATCGGTGGAATTATGAATAAATGGGATGATGGATATGATGAAAAGGTAGATCGCCCAATTAGAATTATTAAAGATTATGATTTATTTGAACTATCCCTTGTTGATAGCCCAGCAAATCAATTTGCTAGTGTTGTGTCAATTGAAAAAGTTGATGGGGTAAACATTATGAAAGGCGACATTGCCGATCTAGCCGTAGAAAATGTTTTTTGGGATAAAGAATCTGGATTAATTATGATTTCAGATAATGATTTTGAATTAAGTCCTACAAACGGAAGTCAAATGAAAAATATAGGTTTTGTTGAAAAGTCTGATACAGACAAAGATAAAATGATAAAGTTCTTAGTTGATAGTGCAAAAGGCATTAGTGCAATTAAGATGCAAAAGGAGGTAAGTCCTATGACAGAAGAGACAACAAACGTTGTTGACAATGTTGAGGTCGTACCAGAGGCAACTGAGACAGTTGTAACCAAAAGCGTAGATGCTGAAGTTGCAGAAACTGTTGCAGTTGAAACAAATGAGGCAGTTGTTGAAACTGAGATTGTTAAATCAGAAGAAGTTGTCGAGACTGTTGAAAAAACAGAAGAGATCGCTAAATCTGATGACACTGCAGTTGAAGCAATTGCTGAAATCAAGAATACTCTTGCTAATGCCTTTGGCGATCTAACAGCAATGGTTAAATCATTGAATGAAGAGACTGTATTAAACCTACAGGCTCAAATTGCTGATCTAAGTAAGTCAATCCAAAACATTTCCGGTGAGGTTAAAGAAGTTAAGGATTCTTACAATGAATTTGGAAAGAGAGTGGATGCTGTAGAGCAAGACACCGCTTTCCGCAAGTCTGGCGATCTCGGTGAGATTGTTCAGGAACCAGAAATGGTTCAAAAATCAATATGGGGCGGACGGTTCCTCACAGACTCCGACCTGTTTAAGTAGAAATTCACTTGGAGGTGAACAATATGTCAGAAGAAATCATTAAAAATCAACCAGGCGTGTCTGTCCCAGGAAACTTTAACTCTGAGGGTGGCTTTGCTTCTGGTGGAATTGGTGGAGTATCAACTCCAGCATCAGGAATCTTAGGAAATATTCCTACGGCTCTTTCTGGAATCACATCCGGACCAAACGCTGTAAATCCTTCGGGTGCAGCAGGTAGTGGAATTCTACGACCTGAACAGGCTCGTCAATTTATTGACTATGTTTGGGATGCAACTGTTCTTGCAAAAGACGGACGTAGAGTTACAATGCGAGCAAATACAATGGAACTTGAAAAAGTTAACGTTGGTGAGCGTGTAATTCGTGCTGCTGCTCAAGGCAGTGGTGCATATACAAACGCTGGTGCTACTTTTTCTAAAGTAGAATTGACAACCAAAAAGATTCGTCTTGATTGGGAAGTTACATCAGAAGGTTTAGAAGATAATATTGAAGGGGCTGCTCTTGAAGATCATCTTGTTCGTTTGATGACCAATGCATTCGGTAATGATATCGAAGATTTGGCTATCAACGGAGATGGTTCAACAGGAAACTTCCTATCAATCATGGATGGTTTTGTTAACAAAATCACAACTAATGGAGATGCACACGATTCAGTTCTTCCAGCAGTTACAAGCGATAACTGGACAACTCCAGTTATGCAAGGCATTATCAATGCAATGCCACGTAAGTATCGTGCACTTAAGAACAATCTTAAGTTCTATGCAGGTACAGATGTTTTCCAAAGCATCGTACGTAACAACGGTACTCTTGCAGATGCTATTTCTGAGGCTTTCTCAAGCCGTAACGGTAGCACACAAGCAAATCGTCAAGACTATCTTGATGGCGTAGGACAAACATTCGGAGGAGCCCGTACCACTCGTGTACTTGGCGTTGACGTAATGGAAGTTCCTTACTACCCAGCAGATTATGTCGATCTTACTTTCCCACAGAACCGTATTTGGGGATTCCAACGGGATATTACCGTCAATCGTCAATATGTTCCAAAGAAAGATACAATTGAATACACCGTATTCGTACGTTTTGGTGTTCAAATTGAAGAAGAAGATGCAATTGCCTACAAGGACATTGCTGCTTCCTAATCATTAAGCAATTATCTAGGGCAGGGGATTCGTTCTCTGCCCTTTTTAATTAAATCTGATATAATAATAACAAAGGAGTAAAATGTCAACTGTAAAAAAAACAACAACACAAGAAAAAGTTGTTGAAGTTAAAGAGCAAAATAGTCAAGCAGTCATTTACTCTGATAAAAACCTTCATTTTGATAAATATGGACACATAGATCAAGGCTATAATATTGTTAAAACAGAATTTGTTGATATATACCTACAACACAAATCAGTTAGAGAGGCTAGCGCTTTAGAACTTGCAAAGCACTATGGTATTAAATAATGCAAGTATTAAGACTTCCACCATACCCAATCACAATTACCTATGATGTTCCAAATGCCTATGCTGATTACTTATTAGTTATTG